CCCATTTTTGCGCCAAAGTTTATTTAACCAACGCACATTTTCCCGCTTGCTTATTTTATCCCGATTAACAATTTAAATGTCATCGACAGAAAATCGACACAAACCCGCGGTTTAGTGACATGAAACATTTTCACGGAACGCCCATTGGCGGAAAACGCGAACAAGTCGCCCGATTTATTTCAGGACGGTTTGCGTTAGTTCCGTTTGCCAGGCCGGAAGATTTACCAGTTGTCGCAGATTGCAGCCGCGGCTTTGCTTTAGACAACAGCGCGTTTTCGATTTGGAAACAGGGCGGAAAATTGGATTTCAAAGGCGTAATGAAATGGTACGAAGAATGGTCGTTTCATCCGCGCTGCAACTTGATAATCATTCCCGACGATATCGAAGGAACAGAGAAAGATAATGATTCGCTCATGGGGCGTTTCATGAAATCAACAACACGTCAAATGATGACCGTCGCAGCGCCCGTTTGGCATTTGCATGAAAGCCTGGACCGCTTGCGACTTCTCGTCAAGTGGCGGCACCTCTGCATTGGAAGTAGTGGCGAATTCTCATCCCCCAAAACAGTAAAATGGCGGGATAGAATGTCGGAGGCCATGTCGGTGATTTGCGACGACAAAGGAAGGCCAAAAACTCGGATTCATGGACTGCGAATGTTGGCGCCTGAAATCGTGGAACGGTATCCGTTCTATTCAGCCGATTCAACGAACGTCGTTCAAAACTGCGACGTATTAGCACGTTTTGGAAACTACAAACCGCCGACGCGTTGGCAACGTTGCGAAGTAATTGCCGAAAGAATCGAGCAGTCGCAAAGCCCAGCTGTTTGGGTTCCTGGTGAAACCCAAACGCAACTCGAATTGATCGCATAAAAAAACGCCGGGCGGCTTTCGCCGTCCAGCGTCGTTGATCCTGGTCGCGTGTCCTAGTCGTCGACGAACGTCATCAGGTCCGCCACCGATGGCCGGCGGAATCGTCCGTCGATCCACCGCCGACATTCGTCGACGGTCTTCGCCCGGTAGATCGGAAACCCGTTGTCGTTCAGCACGACGGGCCGGCCGTCGAGCGTGTTGATATCGTGGCCGCGGTAGCGGAACCCGTCCCAACGCTTCTGGATCGCGTGTCGCGTGTTCATTCGATCGCCTTTCGTGTGTGTGTGTTTGTGCGTCGATGCGTCCATTGTACCACATCCCGGTCGACCGGTCAACCCGTCGTTTTGTGTCTATTGGTCGAACCTGGGCGAAAACGAAACCGGCAGCCCGATTCCGGCACAACGCGACCGGACAAACCGCGAACATGGTTCGACGGCTTCCGTTTGCTTCAGGCCGTGGCGGCGTTGAATCCGCGAGTTCGAACCGTAGGGAATGAACCGCCGGCCGAGTCGGTCCGCGTCTTCGTCGCCCAAAAGCCAAGACGAACCCCATTGGTTATCGATGCGACGTTTCGACACGACGCGACCCGTTTCGGCGTCGACCAAAATTTCGCGACGGGCGGCCGGTCCATCGATTCCAAGTTCCGCGCCGTTTTCCAAAAGCCGGATCGCGAGTCGGTCGAAATCAATCATTTGGGACGACGCCCAGGACGACAAGCCGACTTCGGAAACGTCGTAGTCGAGACGTTCGACGTTTTTCGCCGTGTCGCGTTCGATTCGGTTTTGGTGAAATTCAATCGTTCGGATTTGGTAGGACATGTTCAAAACTCCGTGTGTGTGTGGTTTCTGTTTATTCAACGTCGATCGACTTGAACGCCTTTTCGATCGCAAGCCGCACGACTTCCGACGCGGGAACCCAGGTCGCCGACGCCGTCTTACAAAGTCGCAAGCCGGCAACGGGCCGCCGGGCCAACGCCGCGGCGACAATGTCAATTCGGTCTTTCAGTTCGCCAGGGACGCGAATTTGCGTCGTTGATCGATTTTCCTTCATTGTGTTCGCCTTTCGTGTTTGCGGCCGTTAGCGGGGACGCTGGACCGCTTCAAATGGAAAAAACCCGCCGACAATCGACGGGCGTGTGCTTGTTTGTGTTCGTTACGCGGCCGCGACGAAACCAACGTATCGGGCGTAGGCGTATCCCTGGGGATCGACGGCCAACGCTTCGCGGCCTTCGGCTTGAACTAGGACGCAATCGCGATAGGCTTGGGCGCGAAACGCGGCTTGTTCTTCGTCGGTGTAGTGGCAGAAATATTTGACTTCGCGAAGATTCGCCCGCGTACCGCTTCCGCCTTTCCCCGACAACCATTCGTAATCGGTCAACAATCCGTTCGCGAAGTCGTCATAGTCGGCGGGCGATAGCGTGACAATTTCGGACACCTTCACGTCGACCATTTCGAAGCCGTCGATTTTCCGGCATTCGTCGCGGTATTCGTCGACCGTGTTGTTCTTGTTCAATCGTGCGAATTGGCCGGTTGTGAAAAGTTCGACGGCGGGTTTGATCGTGGCAAGTGGCGTAATCATTGGAAAACCTTTCGTGTGTGTTTGTGCGTGTGTGTGTCTGACGTGATTAAGTATCGGTGAAACCGGTCGACCGGTCAACCACAATAGACACAAACCGGTCGATTTTTCCAAAAAAGTTCGGCGCATAAAAAAACCCGGCGTTTGCCGGGTTTGATCGTTCGCGGTCGCTATCGCCCGCATTTCTTTTCTAGTTCCCGCCAGGACAAACCAAGTTCAATTCCCGCAAGACGTTTGCCGGCCGCGTGCGGAACGCACCAATTGGTTCCCGTGTAGTTAAACACGACTTCAATAACTTCGTTTTTCGTGGGTATCGTGTCAAAGAATTCGCGAAGTTCTTCGAGGTACATGCGGTGAAAATTAACGGGCAGCGTGTTTTCAATCATCATTTCGTTTTTCCTTGCGTGTGTGTGTGTTCCAAAAATGCCGCCGGTCGCCCGGCGGCCGTGTGTGTTTGCGACTAGTTCCAAACGTTCGCCGTGTGTCGGCCGCGGTCGTCGAAAACTTCCATTCCCGACATTCGCCAATCGGTCAACCAAGAATTCGCGTCGGCGTCGTTGTCGAAGTTAAAACGCTGTTTTGGGTCGTCCCATTTCCAAGCGACGGGCTTTCCAAAAACAACCGTTAGAACCCAAACGCGTGACCAATCGTGATTCTTTGTTTCGCTTTTCATCATTTCGCCTTTCGTGTGTGTTTGCGTGTGTTTGTGTCTGACGTGTCTCAATATGACTTCCATCGGTCGACCGGTCAACCGGTATAGACACAAACCGACGGATTTTTTCAAAAAAAGTTTCGGCGCATAAAAAAAGCCGCGACCGATGGTAGACGGTTCGCGGCCGGGACACACACAGTTGGAGTTAGAACCCCCAACGAATCATCATTGTGACGCCAATCGCTATCGTGAACAGTATCGCCTCGAACAAATATTTTTGAATCATCATTTCGCCTTTCGCAAGTGTGTGTATTGGTCGACAATCACGGCCAAACATTCGTCGCCGTTCTCAAGACGACGCATGATATCGCGACAAACGACCGTTTCCGTGTCGCCGTTGCCGCCGTAAAACGCAATCGATTGAATGAGTTCGCGTAAATACCAAAACGCGAATTGTCCGCCGCACGCCCGACGCGTTTCGTCGATCAAACGCAACACAACGGCCGCACGTTTAAGCCGGCCAATCGACCGGCAATCCAGGCAACGCGACATTCCGCGACCGGCTTCGATCGGCCGGCGACATTCTTCACAATCGAAAACTTCAAATTCCAAATTTCGCATTGTTTTGAATCCTTTCTTTTTGTGTGTGTTTGTGTGTGTCTATGCGTGTTCTATCGGTTCGGTTTTTGTGGGTCAACAGAACTTTTTCGTTTTTCGTGTCCGTTTGTGTCTATTTTTGGCAACTATACAAACAAGGGAAAACCCAACCGCGGGTGATCGCGTGGCGCCCGCATTTCCCCAAATTTTTCAAGGTTTAACAAATGTCAATCATTCAACGACTTGCAAACATGGGCGATTTTTTTGGTTTGTTGATGAAAATCGACCCGGCCGACGTTTTGAAAATCGCCGAATCCGTTCGCGTTCTTTCTGACGACGACGCCGATTTGAAACTTCGCGTTCTGGCAGGAATTGACGTCGCCGACGTTCTGGTCGAATACACGCCGACCGAGGCAGACGACATGTTCGTCGATTGGATCGCCCGGCTCGCCGACAGCGAAGGCGTTTGGTCGATCGTTGACGCCGTCCGCGAATTGATCGACGGCCGCAAAGTTGGCGAATTGACGATCGTCGCCGATTACCCGCGCGGCGTGACCGTTGGTGAAGCGGACGAGGAAACCGGCGAAGTTCAAGCGATACCCGTCGGCGTCATTGTCCAGGTTGCCGTTTTCGTTGTGCAAATGATTCGATTGCTCAAAGAAAATAAATGATTCAAAACGCATTGTTGGCGGCGCTTTTGTTGGTCGGCGTCGCCTTGATTTTCCAACAACAATTGGTCGCCGTAATCCGCGCGATTCGCGACCGCGTGTCCAAATTACGTTGGACGGTCGCGGTCGGTTTCGCGTTGATTGCCGTCGTCGTCTGGACCGCATACCGTGACGCACCGCGGCCGCCGAAACCAACGCCGAAACCAAACAGCTACGTTTCGGCAACCGTCGCCGAGGAATTGCTACCGTTCCGCACCGACGACGATTTGGCGGCCGCGGCGGAAACATGGTCGGCCGTGTTTCTGACGTTTGCCGATTTGATCGAAGCCGACGGCCGCACGTCAAACCCGCTTATTCGCCGCGTGGACGACGTGCGACGCATGCGCGACAACATTGTCGCCGTTCCCATTTCGGGCGTTCCTGGTGGCGACGTCGTGGCCGTGGCGGTTGGTCCTTCATTAGACGACCTGGGCGTCGGTGAACTGGACGACGCGAAACGACGAACGATCGTCGATTTCTTCCGCGGCGTTGGTCGTGAATTGGGGGCGAAATAATGGCGCGTGTGTTCGGCTGGACGCCCGACGCCGAAGGCGTCGAAGCGATAATCGACGACCGAACGTCCGACGTGTTCAACATGTCGCCCGCCGACGATCGCGAAATCGGCGTGTGTGCGTTCCAATCGAGCCAGTCCGACCCGATAGTGCTTTTCGATGCGTTGCGTCCTCTCGAACCGAACTGGCGACGTGGCGCCCAAAAGATCGGCGATTGCGTTTCTTGGGGTTACGCGATCGCGGCCGACTTGGTCGTCGCCGTTTCGATTTGGTTGAAGCAGTCGCCGTGGGAATGGCCGGGCGTGTTCGCGACCGAACCAATTTACGGTGGATCGCGTGTCGAGGCACGAGGCCGCACGAAACCCGCCGGTTATTCCGATGGCAGCTACGGCGGCGCGGCGGCCAAGTGGTTGACCCAATGGGGAGCGTTAAACCGGATCGACTATTCGTTGGCGACCGGCAACGCCGAACACAATTTGACGACGTACAGCGGCGAACGCGCGAAGGCGTGGGGCAATTGGGGGTGCGGTGGAAGACACGACCGCGACAAGTTGGACACGGTCGCCCGACAACGCCCAGTTTCAAAAGCGTATCGCGTGACGTCGTTCGATCAATTGGCGGCCGCAATCAAAAACGGATACCCGGTCGCGATTTGCAGCGGGCAGGGTTTGGGCAAACGTGGCGCGGACGGCTTCGCACCGCCGCGCGGTTCCTGGTCGCATTGTATGACGGCGACCGGTTTGAGATTCGACAAACCCGGCGCGTTAATCACAAACAGTTGGGGCAATTCCTGGGGAACGTCCGCACCGTTGCCCGGCGTTGATTGGGACGAAGTCAAAAAATGCTCGGCGTGGGTCGACGCGAAAACCGTCGACCGAATGTTGAAACAAAACGATTCGTTCGCGTTGACCGGCGTCGACGGTTTGAAACGACGCGAAATCAATTGGCGGGAAGGTTGGGAAATCAATGGTCGCTCGTAGTTTGCTGGTTTTGGTTTGTTCGGTTGTTGGTTGCGATTTCGAACCGGCGTCGACCGTTCCATCGGTCGCGTTTGTCGACGGTTACGTTTACACGGTCGCGGGGGCGTCGATCGACGGAAGCGAAATCAAGCCGCCACCAAAACCCGACGGCGAATTATGCGAAACGTGCGACGGTAGCGGAAAAGTTGGCGACGGAAAAGTGTTCACCACTTGCATGGATTGCAACGGACTAGGCCGAACCGGGATCGACGGCGGAATGTCGTTTGTCGACGCCCAGGCAAAACCACAATCGACCGCGAAACGTCGCCGCGTTCGCCGTTTGTTTCGGGGGCGTTGACGATGTTTGATTGGCAGCAAGTCGCGATTCAAGTTCCCGGCATGGCCGTGTTGGCTATGATCGTTTGGTTTTTCCTTCGACACGTCCGCGCGGCCGGAAACGATTTCCGCGACAGCCTGGACGATCAACACAATTTGGTTTCGTCGTGCGTCGATCGATTGTGTGAAACACACGAAAAAACCGTCGGGGCGTTGGACCGAAACACCGAAATGTTTGGACGCGTCGAATCGCGATTGGATCAATTGACGTTAATCGAAGCGAAACGCATGGAAAACGATCGGGCGTGAAATGGCGAAAAGTGTTCACAACGACGTGATCGACGCCGCGTTGGATTACGTCAAAACAAATTGCATGCGAATCACGTTGTGTTCCAGCGAACCGACGACATTCGCCGAAGCGAATTCAACGTTTGCACTAGCCGACGTGACCGTCGACGCGACCGATTTCACGATAGCCGACGGCGACGTGTCCGGCCGGAAATTGACAGTCGCCGAACAATTGTCGTTCGCCGTCGACACGACAGGAACGGCGACGCACGTCGCATTGTTGGACGTGTCAAATTCGAAATTGCTTTACGTTACGACGACGACGTCGACCGCGTTGACGGCAAGTCGGAGCGTTAATTTGTTGACGTTCGATATCGAAATTCTAAAACCATCTTAAAGGGTTGAATCATGGGAAATTTACAATCCGCCGTGGACGTCGAAAACGGGGCGGCCGCGCTTGAACAATTGCGAACGTATGGCGGCGACATGGATTCAATCGTTGATTCGATTGCCCAACTCGCCCGCAATTATGCACAATTTCGCGCAACGCTTTCCGATCCAGCCGACGTAACGTTCGCCGATCAATCGTTGGCGATTGCGATCGCGGACAACAAACCAAAAATTGACGCATTGACGCCAGACGAAAAACAACACGTCGACGCGGTCATGTCCGGTCTAGGTTATTCGCCAACGGTGTAGGCAGATGGCATATACCAGCTACACAATCTGGGAAGTTCGCACGACTGGCAGCGATACGAATGGCGGTGCCTTTGTTAATGGCGGCAGCGGTTCCGATTATTCGCAACAGAACTCACCCCAGTATTCTGGCACAGACTTAGAAATCAATTCTTCTAACAATCTGCAAGTAAAAAGCACAACGGCGGGAAGCCCGATTGCGGCAGATGTTGGCAATATGATTATGATTTCAAACGGTCTATCTTGGACCTTGGGTTGGTATCAGATTGTTAGCCAGGACGGCACTTGGTGGACCCTTGACAGAACGCCCGGTGCTGCTGGATTGACTGGCGCTCACTTTGCTGTTGGGGGTGCATTGGCTTCGCCCGGTGTTGCGTGGGCAGTTGCTCGTAACAATTACACAGGATCACATTATCGAGGCGAAGTATGGATTCAAGATGGCACTTACGGGATTACTAATTCCACGATATCGGGGCCAGTACCAAGTTCAGGTTGCTATCTAAGATATGCAAATTGCGTTGCCAGAGGATACAACGCTTCGCTCGGTCGCGGCGTAATACCAACGACAAGACCGATTTTGCAGTTGCAAAGTTCGTTTGGAGGACCGATTGCATATATCAGTTTCAGTTCCAACGCAACGTATACAACTGGAACGGTCTGGGATCTTGAATTGGACATGAACAGCCAAGGGACTACCTACGCAATCTATTCACCAGCAGAGGCTTGGCGTTTAAAAATTTACGGTGGTACAACACAGCAACTTTGCCAATTTGGAAGTTATTATTATTGTGAGATTGACGGGACTGGAGTTAGTACAAACAGAAATGCCATGTATGGCGGGGATTGTTGGTTCTGTTATTTAAAAGGTGACTACAGGGTTCCGGCATATACCGGGTCCGGATTGTATTATTCTGTTTTGAACTGCGGGACGGGTGGTGCTAATTATCCAGGGATTAGGATAGATCGCCACGGTAAGATGATAGGAAATAGAGTCTACAGCCCTAGTACCTCCGCTATGTACAATTTGGGCCAGCACCAGCAAATATTTCACAATGTCTTTGTGGGAAATGGGACGCAAAACTTTTGGAATACAACAGCATCACAAAAATGGTATGCGGTTCATATGCGTAAGAATTACGTTTATGGATTCAACTCAGGTAGTCACAATTTATCAGTGACGGATGCCTTTTGTGGTCAAACCGAAATGCCGTCTTTATTGTCTCAAGATCCGTTTGTAGATTCTGCTGGTGGTGATTTTACACTTGATTCAACCGGTGCAGATTACAACTCGATTTTAGGTTCGAACGATAGCGGATTGGTGATTTCGAATACAACCGTCGGTCCTCGATTTTCATCGTTTACGACAGGCACAACGGCAAGCGGTGCGGCCGGATCGTCGCGACTTATCAACGGGGGTTTGGTCGAATGAAATATCTCGGCGACTATGCGGACGATTCAACCGTTCGAATTTTCTTTTCAACTAATGACGCCGCCGGCGGTGCGGTCGCACCATCGACGGCATTTGAAGCCGCCGACGTTCGCATTTACAAAAACAATTCGGCAACGCAAAAAGCGACAACGAACGGCGTAACAATGTCCAGTCCGTTCGATAGCGTTACCGGTTTGCATTTAATCGAAATCGATTGTTCGAACGATACGGGCGACGCGGGTTTTTGGTCGACCGGAAACGACTATTCGGTCGTTCTATCGCCCGATGAAACCGTCGATTCCCAAACCGTTGTCGCAGCGATCGCACAATTTTCGATCGAAAACCGAATCGTGTCGGCCGTGTCCGGCAACGTGGCGGGAATTGCTGGAACGCTTCAAACGCTTGACGCATTAGACACCGCCCAGGATTCGCAACACGCGACAACACAATCGGCGATTTCGGCGTTGAACAATTTCGACCCGGCAGCGGATACGGTTGCCAACGTTTCGACGGTCGCCAGCGTTTCCGGTTCAGTGGGTTCCATTTCGGGCGTAACGTTCCCGACGAACTTTTCCGATTTGGCAATCACCGCGACAACCGGACGCGTTACGGTTGGAACCAACGCCGACAAAACGGGATATTCGCTTTCGCAATCATTCCCGGCGAATTTTGCCGATCTATCGATTACGGCGTCGACTGGTCGCGTTTCGACCGGCACGAATTACGACAAAACGGGATATTCGCTTTCGCAAGCGTTCCCGACGAACTTCGCCGATTTGTCGATTTCGGCCACGACCGGACGCGTCGACGTCGGTTCTATGGCCGCCGACACGATAACGGCTTCGGCAATCGCGGCGGACGCCGTCACGGAATTACAAAACGGCGTCGCTACGTCGGCCGCGTTATCGTCAGCCGCGGCGGAAATTTCGGCCATTCTCGCCGATACCGGAACCGACGGCGTTGTGATTTCTAGTTCAACCGCAAACGCAATCGCCGACGCGATTTTGTCGCGTAACGTTTCAAACACCGAAGCGACGGCCGCCGAACACACGTTGACGACGATCGTTTTGGCGATTCTCGAATCGGCACGAACGACGACCGATTGGAATATTTACCGAACGAACGGCGTTTCGGTACACGCGACAAAATCAATTTCAACCGACGCCGCGGCGTTGCCGGTGACGGGTGTTTCATGATTTTTTTCGAAATCATAAAAGGTTGGTTTTCGTCTTCACCATCGGACGTTCCAGCCGACGACGCAACGCAACAACACACAATCGAAAACGCGACTATTGTTCGTTTATTTAGCGAACAACCAAAACAAACGTTTTTCGACGATCGAAATCAAAACCGTTTTTTTGATGACAATTTCGAATTGACGTTGTTTGACATGGAACACCAAATCACCGCGTTTGACGAATTAGAAAAAATCACGGCGTTCGACGACGTCGCCCAGGTGACACTTTTTGAGGAATAGAAACCATGCCGCGTTTGCTAATCCAACGCCCGGTTTTGTCGATCGGCGACACCGATTTGTTTTCGGTCGATTTATCGCGTCGGCTTGATACGGCGGAAACGTTGACGTCGCCGACCGTAATTGAAGTCGACGACGACGGCGACGCGATTGCCGGCGGCGAATTGACCATCGCCGACGTTGCCGTTTCAACGGTCGCATACGACGACGAAAACAACTACGACGCCAACGGGAACGCGACAACGGTCGCCGTTGGGAAAGCGGTCCAATTTACCGTGTCGACGTCGCAAACGCTTCCAGGCGTCAAATACGCGTTGTTGACGGTCAATTCGACCGGCGGCAGCGTCGCCCGAACGTTGAAACGCATGATAAAAATCGAGTTCAAATAATGCGACCAACCGGGGCAGCATACGAAAAACACCGCGAAAACATGGCGGCAAGGCAACGCGACGCACGCGCGAAAGCCGCCGAAATTGGACCGCTTCCCGAAGTCGTTGAACCGGATCGCCGGCAGCGTTGCCGGGAATCGTTGCGGGAATTCGCCGAAACGTATCGGCCGGAAGCGTTTTCGCTTGGCTGGTCGGAAGACCATTTGCGAATCCTGGAACGCTTCGAAACGACGGTTCGCGACGGCGGTTTGTTTGCGTTAGCTATGCCGCGTGGATCGGGCAAAACGACGATTACAATCACGGCGGCATTGTGGGCGTTGCTTTACGGTTTTCGAAATTGGGTTTGTCTGGTCGGTGCGACCGGCCCGAAGGCGGCCGCGCTTTTAAAGTCGATTAAAACCGAATTGCGTTTCAATCCGTTGTTGCTTCAAGATTTCCCTGAAACTTGCCACCCGATCGCACGCCTCGAAGGGAAAGCGATTCGGGCAAACGCGCAAACGTTGGACGGCGTCGAAACGAATATTGAATGGCTCGCCGAATCGTTGACGTTTCCGACGGTCGCCGGTTCGCCGTCGTCCGGTGCGGTTGTCACGGTGGCGGGAATTACGGGCGACATTCGCGGCCAACAAAAAACGCTTTCCGACGGCCGCGTGATTCGACCGGATTTCGTAATCGGCGACGACGTCCAAACGCGTGAGTCGGCAAAATCGCGGCAACAAACCGACGATCGTTTGGCGATTATTCACGGCGACATTTTGGGCCTTGGCGGGCCGGGCGTGAAAATGTCGGGCGTTTTTCCGATAACGGTGATCCAACGCGGCGACGTGGCCGAACGATTGTTGGACACGGAAACGTCGCCCGAATTCCACGGCGAACGAACCCGGCTTTTGTACGGGATGCCGACAAACATGTCGCTTTGGAATAAATACAGCGAAATTCGCGACGCGGATTTCCGAAACGGCGGCGATGGATCGGTCGCGACGGAATTCTATCGGGAAAACCGGGCCGACATGGAGGTCGGTTGTCGCGCCGCGTGGGACGACCGACACAATCCCGACGAAATCAGCGGAATCCAACACGCGTTGAATTTGTATTTTCGCGACGAAGGCGCATTTTGGGCCGAGTTCCAAAACGAACCAATCCAAACGGCCGCCGACGATTTGATCGGCGAAGACGAAATCACCGAACGCGTTCACGCGTGCAAACGCGGCGTCGTTCCAGACGAAGCCGACATGGTGACGGCGTTCGTTGACGTTCAAAAACAAATGTTGTTTTATTGCGTGACCGCGTGGCGAAAAGATTTCACCGGCTACGTTATCGACTACGGCGGTTTTCCAGACCAGCAAACGACGAATTTTCGTTACCAGCAAGCGAAACAAACGCTTTCGAAACGTTGGCCGGGCGAATCGTTAGAAGTTACGTTGACGCGCGGTTTGAATGAATTGATTAACGGTTTATGCGGCCGGTCATGGACGACGCCAACCGGAACCGAACTTTCGATCGAACGCGTTTTGATCGACGCGAACTGGGGTTTGTCACGGAATATCGTTTACGAATTCGCCCGACGTTCGCAACATAAAGCGATCATTTTTCCGTCGCATGGAAAAGGCGTCGGGGCGTCCGCCGAACCGTTGAACGCGAAACACGTCAAAAAGGCGGGCCGGTCGGTTGGTTTACACTGGCGGGTCGACAAAAGCCGCGACGCGCCGAACCGTTACGTTGTTTACGACACAAACCATTGGAAGTCGTTTTGTTTTGCCCGTCTTGGAACGGAACCCGGCACGTCGTCCAGTTTAACCCTATACGAAGCGACGCCGCGAACCCACAAAACATTCGCCCGACACCTTAAAAGCGAATACCCGGTCACGGTCGAAGGTCGCGGGCGAACCGTCGACGAATGGAAAACCCGCGCGGATTTGGCCGACAACCATTGGTTCGATTGTTTGGTCGGAACATGCGTCGCGGCTTCGGTCCAGGGTTGTAACTTGACCGACAAAACGAAAACGATTTTCGGTTCGAATTCCGCACCGAAGCGAAAACGCAAACGTCGAAACGTGAGTTTTTAACATGGCAAAACGTAAGCGAAAACAAACCGAAACGCCGGTCGTCGTGTCGGAAATCAAACCGTGTCCGCATTGTGGGAAAACGGAAGGGTTTTTGAAAACACGCGGCGCGTATCTCGAACGAACTTGCGTCGCGTCCGGCGTGCATTTGAAGTTTTACCGGTCACGATGCAAGGCGTGCGACCGTGTTGTGATTGAACGCGTCGAAAAAAAATTGACAGAAACCGGCGTGTAAATGTCCAAAAAAGTCTATTTTCGGCAACTATAACAACAACGGGGGAAATCCATGGCGTCGGAATTCAGACAAAAACGACTTGCACACGCGAAACGCATGGTTGACGCGATCGAGGAACAATTGGCGACGGGCGTCGGAATTGTGAACGTGAACGTTGACGGAATGTCGGTCACGTTTAATCGTGAAAAGGCGTTCGAAGAATTGCAAAAATGGTCGAAACTGGTCATCCGCCTAAGCCGCACCAAATCCCGCACGTCGGCCATTCGATTGGACAACGCATGATTTCAAACGAATCCAAACCGAACGTTTTAAACCGCATTTTCGGCGGTTTCTTCGGCAAATATACGGCCTCCGAAGCCGACGCCCAACGTCGACGCGATCCAGGGAACACGATTCGAAGTTCCGACGATTTGTTGGACACGTCCAAACGCCGCCGTTTAATGGAAGGCGGTCGGGAATTGTGGCGAAATTACAGCGTCGCCGCCTGGGCCATTCGAAAACATTTGGACTACGTCGCGACGTTCAATTTCCAGGCACAAACCGACGACGACGATTTGAATCGCGAACTTGAATCGTTGTTTAATTGGTACAACCGAAGCGACAATTGTGATATCGCCGGCCGCCACACGTTCCGACGTTTGATTCGTATCGCCGAGGCACGACGCGTTATCGACGGCGATTGCTTTTTCGTTTTGCTTCGCGACGGCCGAATCCAGCCCATTGAAGGCGACCGCGTTCAAAATCCCGACGTGTCGCGATATTCGGCCGAGGATCGCCGGAAATGGGTTCACGGTATCAAAGTCGGTCAAGGCGGCCGCATGCAGCAGGCGTCGATTTATCGGCGTTTGACGCATGGTCGATATGAATTCGAACGAATCATTAACGCGTCGAACATTCTTCAAATCGCCTATTGGGATTCGTTCGACCAAATTCGCGGCGTGTCGCCATTGTCGGCCGCGATCGCATCGTTCCAGGATGTTTTAGAGGCGAAGGATTACGCGTTGGCGAAAGCCAAAATCACGCAATTGTTCGCGCTTGCAATCACGCGAGAGATGGCGGATTTCGACGACGACGACGAACAATTGGACGAAACGACGCCCGTCGTCGATTTTGGTCGCGGTCCATTCAAACTCGAACTTGATCCAGGCGAAAACGCGTCGTTCCTCGAAAGCAAACACCCGTCGACCGAATTTCAATCGTTTATGTCGATGACACTTCAAGCGGCGTTAAAATCGCTCGATTTGCCATGGTCATTTTACGACGAAGCACACACGAACTTTTTCGGTTCGAAGATGGCGTTGACGAATTACATTCAATCGTGTCGAGCAAAACGCGACGATTTGCGGGACGTGTTGAACAGAATAACCGCGTGGCGGCTTCAAAAATGGATCGCCACCGGGGCGTTGACGCTTCCGCGTGGAATGACGGTCGGAAATCTGAAATGGGATTGGGTCGCCGCCGGTGTTCCCTGGTGGGATGTTTCGAAGGAAATAGACGGCGATATAAAAACGGTCCAGGCTGGATTGCGAACGCTTTCAGAAATCCGACGCGAACGATATGGCGACGACTGGCGGGACGTAATCCGCAAACGTGCCGAGGAACAACGGTTCGCGGAAACCGAAGGCGTTTCGACCGTTTTTGACACAATACAAACGCCAAACGGAGGTGTTCAAGAATGACGGCCGCATTTATTCAATCGAACGGCGAAATGTTCCGAACCGCGACAACGTTCGCGGGCGAATTGTCGAAAGTCGACAAGGAACGCGGAATTATTTACGGCGCGAAAATTATCAGCCTGGGCCGCGTCAACGATTCGCGACCGTGGCACGTCGACGAACAAACATTGTTGGACGTCGAACGAATGATCAACGCACCAAATAAGGGCCTGAAAGCCCGTTGGACGCATCCGAACATGTGCGACGACGGATTGGGCAAATATCTCGGACGATGGCAGAACGCCCGAATCAGTGGCGATAGCGTGATCGCCGATTTACATTTGGCAAAATCCGCGTTCGATTCGCCGGTGGGCGATTTGGGTTCGTACGTTTTACAACTCGCCGCCGAAGACGCGGAATCGTTCGGCGTTTCAGTCGCGTCAATGTTGGCCGACGAAATGGACGACATTCCCGACGACGGCGAAACCATGCCGCTACGGTTTGCCGGATTACACGCGGCCGACCTAGTCGATTCGCCAGCCGCGACACGCGGCGGTTTGTTTTCCAGCATTGACGACGATTTGCCAAACATGGCGACGTGGCTTTTGAAAAATCATTTTTCCGATGCGTCACCCGCTGACGTTTTCCATCGGTTTGTTTCGTTTCTTTCCCGCTTTTACGAAAGGGATGTCATGGACGAGATTCGCGACGATTTGCAGATCGTGAACGACGTCGAAACACCCGCCAACGAACAACCGACGGTCGATCAAGCCGACGGCGAAAACGTTGCGGTGTTTTCACTAGAAACTTTGCGTGATGACGCAAAACCATTTGTCGAGGCGTTCGGCGACGTCGGCGCCCGTTGGTTCATTGAGGGCCGCGATTTGCTTGAATGTTTTCGCGAGAAAAACGACGAATTGGGCCGGCATTGTAAAGATTTGGAAAACCAAATCGCCGAACTTCAAGCACAAATCGTCGCGACGGATTTGTCGTCCGGCGAACCAGAGCCACTATCGACCGACGAACGCGGCGACATTGACCCGGCACAAGCCGCCAAATTTGCACGCGTGGACGAATTGAAGTCGAAAGGCGTCGACCCGCGTGTCGCAAAATTCGGCGTCGCTTTGAACAACTAGTTTTGGACAACCAATAGACACAAACGGTAACGTTTGTGTTACCAAATAAAAGGAATTAAAAAACATGGCTGACGCATATCAAACAACCGCCCAGGTCGCCTACTTCAATAAGGTCGACATGGAATTGATGGTTTCCGACGTATTGAACGAATCGCCATTGGTGCAAGCCATGGCCGCCCGTTCGACGCGATCAAATTCGTTTGTTTACACGCGACAAACCGCGGCGCCGTCCGTTGGCGTGCGTTCCGCGAATGACGGTATCGAAAACACCGTCGGAACATACGAAAGCGTGACCGCGAATTTGAAGATTTTCGACGCGTCGTTCGGCATGGATGTTGCCGTCGCACAAAGCGACGAACGCGGCGTCGAACATGCGATCGGCGTCGAAGCCGTCACGCATTTACAACAAGCGATGTTCGAAATCGAACAACAAGTTTTGAACGGAACAACTGGCAATTTGGCCGGTGGTTTTAGCGGCTTCGCCGATCAAGCAAACCTGAACGGCGCCAGCGATTCTATGGTCGTAAATGCCGGCGGAACCACCGCGTCGACCGGTTCTAGCGTTTACCTAATTCGCATGGGCGAGGGCGACGTTCAATTGCTCTGGGGCCAGGATGGCGAAATTAGCATCGGCGACCGACAGATCGTCGAGCGTGCTGGTTCGGCGACCGGCCGATTCCCCGCGTTCTATCATCCGATTGTGGCATGGTGCGGATTGAAAATCGGTTCGACATACAGCGTCGCCCGCGTCGCAAACCTCACCGAAGATACCGGCAAGGGTTTGACCGACGATTTGATTTACGACGCGTTGTCGAAGTTCCCCGCGTCACGTCAACCAAACGTGATTGTGATGAACCGTCGAAGCCTGGAACAACTCAGAAGTTCCAGAACGGCCACAAACGCCACCGGCGCGCCCGCAGGTCGACCTACGGAAGTCGACGGCTACCCTATCGTAGTCTCCGACGCGCTGGGCAATACCGAAACGTTGCTTGTCTAATGTCGTTAGTTTCAAACGCAATCGTTGCCGCGTACAAAGCCGCCCGTTCGGTGAACGCGGCAACGATAACTATCACG